CTTTTTGTGTGGGTTCTTGATCAAGTTCAGAGCCCTCATCATCAAGGATGATTTCAATCTCTTCCACCATGTCCAGCTGATCTGGATCAGGTTCTGGATCAGGATTGCTGATGTCTTTTGCATAGCCTTTCTTGACCCACTCCTTGCCTTTCTTTTGAGGCACAATCATGATGGTTCCCACCCTTGCCTGGGTGGCTTTGTTGTCCTTGAGGATTTCGAGCTTCATGCTGCGAACTTCACCCCATCACTCCTCTGGGATGGTAACCCCTGGCAACATTCAGCGCCGTATGTGCGCTCTGTATTCTGAGCCACAGATGAAGGTGTCATCACCTGCAAAATGATTCAAGTTGAGACTCTCAAAGCGCAGGCTCAGCACAGTGGTGGTGCCCATGGTGCCTGTGAAATTGTCCAAGCTGCTACGAATGAGCTCAGCCACATCAAAGCTCTCTTTGGCGCTCTTGCTGTACACCGTCAAGTCAAGCTCCAGGATGTCATCTGTGCTGGTTGCCGTCTTGGTATCGTTGGTCTCCATGTCGGTGATGGTGACCATGATGGCTGGCAGGGTGGCATCCTGAGCGATATGCACAGGGAAGATGCGCTGCCCCACCACAGCTGTGATGCTGCTGTCAGCCAAGAGCTTGGTGATGATGTCCCCAATCATTTCAATTCATTTGCGATGATCTTATCAAACTCCTTGAGGAGCTTGTCCTTGATCTTCTGGTTGGCCTTCTGGTATTTGTTGTCAAAAGCTGTGCGGATGAAAGGCTGAGGCCTTGTGCCTGGGTGATCAATGCGGCTCACCTCTACCTCCTCACCTTGTCCAAAGATTCTGAACTCCTTCTTTCTGGTGATTCGTGTGCCTGCACTTGTGCCGAGCTCCACCAGGTGAGCATATCTCCCACCCATGCGGCCCTTCTCAGCTGATGGTCCAATCCTTACTCTGGCATGCACCTTGCCTGTCCCGCTGCCTGTATTGGCCACCCTGTGCACCTTGACAATGATGCTCTTCTTCAGGTTGCCTGTTGCCCCTATGGGGGCCAGCTTACGCATCTCAGCTGCAATGGTATTCCCTGCAGTTCTGAGGGCCCTTGTGAAGACGGTCTTGAGCCTGTCAGCATCCAAGGCTTGAAAGGCCCTGATGTGCTTCTCAAAATCCCCAGGCTTGAGGTCAAAGGTGGCTGTGCTCTTGAACTCAGATGCCATCTTCAGTCATTGTCTCTGGCCACAGCTGTGATTCTCTGGCCCTCCTTTCGTCCAATCTCTGTGATGCCTGTGATGTGGTAGATGTCTGAGTCATAGCTGATGCGGTGCTTGGTGGTGATGTCGCTCCTGAATCTGATGGTGAAGATTTTGGGGTTGACTGTCACCCGCTGATCTGCCTCCTCTCTTTCCTTGGCTCCCTGATCACGCACTTCAGCCCAGACCTCGGCCAGCTGCACATAACTGTTCACATTCTGATTCCAGTCATCAGCGCTGGTGCTCCTCTGCAAGAGGATGATTCTCCTGTCCAATCGGCCTGGCTCCATCAGAAAGTGCTGGGCTTGAATTTGTCCATCAAATACTTGGCCCCATGCACCAATGGAGCTGACTGGATTCCCACCAGCACATCCTTGCGGTGCTCATACAGATGGCCAATGATGAGGAGCATGGCACTCTTCAAAGCTGAGGGCACTGTGGTGTACCCTGCATCACCTTTGATGCGTACTGCATGCACCCTGTCATCCACCCCAGTGGGCAGATCCTCGAACTGCACCCGCATGGGATAGCTCAGCAGGTCCACATGGTAATTGGAGCTCGCCCAGGTGTTGGTGGTGCCATCGTCCTTGATGTACTCCACCTCATTGATGCGCACCCCAGGACCAGCATGGATCTTCATCACGCTGCTGAATCTGTCTGCATAGTAGATGAAGCTGCAGCTGCTCAGATAGGTGCCTGTGTACTCCTCCACAATCTCCCCAGCTGTACTGATAAGAGAGGTGATGAGGGTGTCATCAGTGCTGTCCTCCACACGCAGATGAGCCTTGGCATCTGCCAGGCTGACCACATTGGTGAAAGTGGTGGTGCTTGTTCTGTCGAGCTTCATGAGTGCTGTTGATGCGAAGGATCAGGGGCCAGCCAGATTGCCAGCCCCTGCCCTTCATGATTGGTCAACTGTTATGCCACAGTGGTTGGTGTGGTATCTACTGTCAAGCCATGCAATACACGGCCAGAGCCTGTGCGACGGATTGCCCCGTCTGCATAGTAGTCAGCAATCAAGCGCACCTGGCCCTTGTGAGCATCAGTGAATGGGTCCACAGTCACATCCAAGCCACCAAACACAGCGAAGAAGATATCTGCTGGGTCAAGGAAGAGGATGGGACGGGTCACCAAGGTGTCATTGGCATCTGAGACATTGGAGAAGTATGTCTGAGCCACCACAGTCTTGTTGCTCACATTGGTTGATGTGAAGACTGGATAGCCGAGGATCTCATTCCCCATGTTCAAAATCATGCCACCATCAGACTGGCTCACACCCTTGAGGGCTGCTGCCATTGTTGAATCCATCAAGATGGCCAGATTCTGCCCTGCTGGGTCTTGGCCCAAGAAGTCACCCTCAAAGCGAGTGAAGTCTGCAAAGCTCGTAGCGTTGCCAGCTGCAGCAGCACCTGTGCCTTGAGTAAACTTAGAGCCAGCAATGAGCTGAGCATAAATGTCATCAATGATGTCCTTGTCCAAAGCATTGGCAATGGCGTTGGACATGTCAGCCTGGATCACGCTGTCAAGGTTGGCAGCTGACTGAGCCAAGAGCTGGCGCGTGACATCCATGCGCATTGCAAAGCGCTTGGGGCTCAAGGTCACAGAGCTGAAGTCACCATCAATGTTGTTCACAGTGGCTCCCTCCACAGTCTCTGTGGCATCGACATTGGGCAAGACTGGCAGCACCACATCACCCTGAGCTTGGATGCGGTTGGCACCCATACGCTCAATCACTGGTGTAGGACGCAATCCCTCCACAATGCCCTGGACATCCTTGGACACCAAGTGGGTGCCCTGCCCTTGCAAGGTCAGTGAAGCATCACCTTTAGGATCTGAGCTGTCACCGTAGGGCTCATTGGCACGTCCCTCCATGAGCATGGATGGGATGGTCAAGTTGCCTCGTGTGGTCTTGCCCATGCGAGCCATTTCAGCACGGCCTTCCTGGCACATCTCAGCCTCTACTCCTGAGAGGCCTCCATTGTTGATGATATCGCTCATGGCCTTGGTGATGCTGAAGCGCTTGCGCACCTCATTGACCTCCTTGGCCTCAGCAGCAGCTGGCGCTGCCACAGCAGCATTGCGGAGCAAGATTTGCTCTGTCTCTTCTGCCTTGCTGATTTTTCCATCCAAGGCCTTCACCTCTTCATGAATTGCGCTCTGGCGGGTTTCTTCAGCTTCTGTGAAGTCTCGCTCCTCAGAGGTAGCAAGGTCCACAGCAGCCTGGAGCTCTTCCACCAAGGTGGCCCGCTGCTCCTTCAATTTCAGACTGTTTTTCATTTTGTCAGATTGTAGATGGCCAGCTGCGCTTGTGCTCGGTCCCTGGAGGAAGTCACAGCAGGCTCTTGGGTTGGTTGTTCTTGTTCTTGGGACCTTATGCTTGCAGTGGCTTCCTGATATGCAGGGAATACCACTGGGGAAATGTCATGGAGCTGGACAGCTTTGATGGTGCGGTGATCCCGTCCATCTCGCATGCCCCACTCATCTTCTTTGATACTGAATGCGAAGCTGGACTGATTGACCAAGCCCATGCGCAGATTGATGGCCAGGTCTTGAGCGTAGCTCTGATCACCCAGCTGGAATCTGTACTTGAGGCCCTTGTCATCTGTCCACAGCTCCAGGTTGCCTTGGCCCCCTCGATTGCGGGCAAGGATTTGATTCTGGTCATGGTTGAAGAGCGCAGCCACATCAAGCTGCGGATCAGCCAGAGCTGCATCAAAAGCTCCAGGCTCAATGCGCTCCGTGAAGCCACCCAGGTCTGCATCCGCATTGAATACAGCTGCATAGCCTTCCACAGTCTTCCCATCACCTTCCTCTGTATCTCTGCTCTCCACATTCATGGACAGGTATCTGCGCTCAACCTTGAGCTCTTCATGCTTCATCTCATGTGATTCTGTCATGGTTGTTGTTGTTTTTTGATTGGCCTGGCTGCACCCACATGGTGCCTCCCTATAGCCCCCACCTCCTCCATCATCATCCCCATCCTCATCAGTGGCTACATCATGCGAGCTGCATGCCATGTAGACTGTCTCCCCTTCAAGCTCATGGGTGTGATATCCTGAGCATCCAATCTTCTCTGCATAGGCCTCAGCCTCAGCAATGGTGCTGAAGACTGGCTCCCCATCTATCTGCCCCACCCTCGCTCTTTGCTTCTCTTCCTCTTCAGCCTTGCCCTTCAGTGGGTGCCCACTGGGAAAGAGATCGGTGTCATGCCTGCCTCCCTGGAAGCGCTCATTCTTGAGGGCGAAGAGGAAGCTGCGCAGACGAGCATAAGCCCATTGCTCTGGGCTCTTGACCTGTGGCCTAACGCTGCCAGGGTTGGTCTTGTAGGCTCCCACCCCACGCTTGAAGACAGCTGCTGCCATTGGCAGTGTGGCTCTGTGGGTGCGGTCATCTGCAGAGATGTCCTCATTGTACTCTTCCACCTTGTTCTCAATGCCTGTGGCTACAGCTGAGCTCAGACCGTCATCCCAGGCTCTGTCTTCTTGCTTGCCCTCTCTCTTCTTGACCAGCTCCATCACAGCATCCTTCATGGTGCTCTCACCAATGTCCAATATCACTCCCCACTTCATGGCAGCCACCACCCCAGCAATGCTGCTGAGGGTTGGTGAAGCCCCAGGAAACTGAGAGCCATCACCTGCATGCCTCGCAGCCCAGGCTTCCCTCTCCTTGATCCAGGAGAGCACTCCCTCTGTCTCAGCTCCGTCTCTGGCTCTGGTCCATAGGGTGAAGGCTTCATTGCCTCGAATGTTCCCCCCAGCCTTCCAAATCTCTGGCTCAGACTCCTTGATACTTGAGGCAAAATCAAAATCAAATTGGGGGCGCTCGCTGTTGCGTAGGGTGATTTTCATGTCATCTCCTTTGTTGGGGAAGTCAGTCATCTGCAGGCTGGTTGCTGAGGCCTGAGGCATAGCCCTCAATGGATGTGACAGGAAGCTGATTGACTTGGACCAGGTGGAGATCACCTGATGGCCCAATGGGGTTGAGGTCCTCCTTGGCCCGCACCTCATTGATGGACAGCCACCCTGAATGGAGGGCGCTGGTATAGAACTCAGACCTGCTGGCTGTGTCAGCTCGCAGGAGGCTGTTCAAATCAAAGCGGGGGATGATCTGCCCTCTCTCTCCTTCTCTGAGGAGCTTGGCTGTGATTTCGTCCTCAATGCGTCTGCACCAAGGAAGGAGGGTGTGCTTGACGTACTGCAGGTCTTGATGCTCAGCTCCATTGTAGCTGATATTCGACTCCAAGCCAATCATGGAGCCTGGCACTTGGAAGATTCTGGCTATCTCTTCAGCCCCATGCACCCTCACCTTGATGTACTCACTCTCAGCCATTGTGACCTTGGTGGGCTCGTACTTCAGGCCATGCTCCAGGATGGCTACCTCGTGGGCATTGCCCAAGCCTCCATGTGTCTGCTGCCATGACTGCCTCAAGCGCTCATACTGCTCATTGGTCAGGCTGCGATCTGTGGACAGCACTCCACCCACATTGCCTCCTGATCCATAGTACCTGGAAGCAAACTCCTGTGCAGCCATAGCAAGGCCAATGCCCTCCATGTGCTGCCTGATTGGTGAGATGCCCCTGAAGCATCTGATGATGAGCAGATCCTCTGGGAAGATGTGCTCTGGCATATCCTGGTGGGTGTAGGTGACCTGGCCCTTGTGGATGTGTTGCTGCATCTTGTCAGCTGTCAGCAGGTGCATCTGGACAGGTCTGCCTGTGGCTGCTCCTCGCTCAATCAATGCAAAGCCCTTGCCATGCAGCAAGGCATCTGAGATGATATGCTCCCAGAAGTCAAAGGCAGTCATGCGCTCTGACGGTGTGCTGTTGATGAGCTGGTATATGGGGTGATCCTGGGCAATCTCTCGCTGTGATCCATTCACCCTGTGCAGGTGCAGATCCAGAGCTGCCAGGCTCGAAGCAATGAGCCTCACACAGCTGTAAACTGCTGAGAGGGCCATTGAGCCCTCCTCTGATACGCTGACCCCAGCCTTGGTGCCCAAGCCCAGGTAAGCTGCGAACCTGGAAGGAGCCACCATCTGGGCTCTTTCTTCGTTGCTGTCTGCAGATGGTTTGGTGCCCAGGCCCAGGATGCGGGTGAGAATACTCATGGCAGCGAAAATCCCCACAGGGGATGTCCTGCCTGGTAACCTATGGCAACAAAAAAGGAGCCCTCTCAGGCTCCCTTCTCAGCTCGCTGCAGATCTGCTCTGTGGATCTGATATGTGCCCTTCGTGTAGGGCTTGTCATGTTTGCTGAGGTGATTCATCAGGGTCTGGTAAGCAATCCCCAGATCTGCCCTCTTCTCCAGGAGCACCTTGGCTGAGCTGTAGGCTGTCACCTTTGGCATCTCCTGGCTGTTGTCGATCAAGATCAAGACTCTCTTCTGCATGGCGGAAAGATAAGGGCCCGAAGGCCCGTTGATGGTTTAGGCATTGAAGGCTTCAGCATGGTGTGGCTGCTGCTCTGCGAACTTGGTCCACAGCTCGTGTGGGTTGATGTCCTGGGTGAGGTCACCCTCACACCAGAAGATGATGAACTTGGCAAAATCCATGCGGGCATTGGACCTGGCTGGTGCGCATGAGAGTTCGAATTGAGCGTCTGACAAGTGGCTTGCAACTGCGAATTGGGCTGACATAATCATGGTAGAAATTTTTGTGTGTTTGTGAAAATGAAGGGCCCGCAGGCCCGTTGAGGATTAGCAGGCAACTACTTCCAGGCAGCCATTGGGGAAGTCAGTCTTGAGCTCCTGCTCAAGGCCCTTGATGTAGATGAGCTCCATGAAGAAATCCTTCAAGAGGAATGTGAAGTCAGATGATCCAAAGCCCTCCTCTTCTGGCCAGCTGAAGGCAAGCTGATCAGCCACACAAGTGGCAGCGCGTTCAAGCTCCTCAATGCTGCATTGGTTGATGAGAGCGATTGAGCCCTTCACAGGGTTGCTGGTGTTGAGGGTGCGATCAAGGATGGTTTCAGGGTAGATGATGTAGTTCATGGTGTAAATTTTTTGTGTGTTTGTTTCGTTCTACGAAGTAAAGATATATCAGATGTTTACTTCTCACAAGCCCAAAGAGTAAAAATGTTGCAGATATTTACCAATTACCTCTGCAGCCCCCGAAAACACTGGGAAAAAAAATGAGGGCCTCAGCCCTCACTTCTGTCTTTTTTGCCTCCTGGCCTTGCTCACCTGGGTCTTGAAGCTCTCATGCCCACTATATCTGGGGCGATCAAAGAAGGTCATGTGATCGTGCTCTACACTCCAGTAGCTGTCAATCTGGGATTTGTAGATGGGCAAGCGGTTCAGCACCTCATCAATGAAGCCCTCCCTCGTCGAGAGCTTGCGCATCAAGCGGATGCTGGGGTCATCTGGATTGTGGCTCATAGTGTTCTGATCAAGTAGTCATCTGGGATCTCATCTGTCTCCTGGGCTGTTCTGGTCATCCATTCAGCCACAGCGCAATTCAGGGCCATGACCCCATCAATCTTGTCTCCTGCCTTGCTCTTGTCCAGCTTGACATTCCCAGCAGGATCTCTCTGAATCATGACGTTGCGCACCATCCACCGCAGCACAGGGTCACCCTCATGGATCAGCTGCTTCTCCAAGATCAAGCGCTCCAGCTCTCTCAGTGGAGCTGACTGGCTGGCATAGCCCATGCCAATGGGTGCCATCAGTACCCCATCACCTGTGAGCTGGGTGACCAGGGTGGAGCTGTTCCATCTGTCGAAGCTGATGCTGGCCACTTGGTATTGGTCCATGATGCAGCTGCTGTCATGCCTCACAACCCCGTCCTGCACATAGTAGCCTGAGATGGTCCTGCGCAGGTGGCTGTAATCAGTCACATTCCCTGGGGTCATGTGGAAGTAGGGCAGATCCAGCATGTCCATGTGAATGCTGCTCTCTTCTCTGTCCATCCTGTACTCCCATGCAGATTCTGGCAGCCAGTAAAATCTGCGGGCCAGCATGCGGCCATCAGGCAGCTCAGCCACAAGCACGAGGCAGCAGAAGTCTGAGACAGAGGCCAAGTCCAGCCCTCCAAACCAGGTGAGCTCTTTGGGGTCAATGTCGAGGGGCTCAGAGCCGCATGCCATCCAGTCCTGGTCCTTGATCCAGATGTCACTGCTGCTCACCCATTCATTCAGGTGCTTGGTCTTGAAGTTGGCCTCCTCTGTGCTGCCATAGTTGGTGGCCTGGGTGAACTGCTCCCTGAGGTACTCCATGCTGATGCTGGTGCCCAGGGATGG